CATCAAACGGCGTCTACCGACGTCGCTTCTTGGTCGTTTGATCGAGACAACGACCCCTAGCCAACGTAAGTTTGCTAAGGGCGGTCCCGCACGACGAATGGGTGTCGATGATCATACAGCAGTTTGGCTGGCTGTATGGTCTGGTTTAGTTGCTGCAGGTATTTCCCAGGAACATGGTTGTTGGTACTATCGCCGCTGGATTACAAAGGCGGGTCCACGAGGTGCAGATTGGATATGTGAAAGGGTTAAGGCTCTTAACGTGTCCCTTCGTGACTGCTGCCTCACGAACCGAGAGGTCTGTCTCGTGGATAGTGTCCCTTCTAGGCTTCAACTTTGGCTTAGGGAGGTCGCGGCTGCGGAGCCGCGGAGGATCCTTGCGTATACGCGATCCTCCCGCTCCCTCCCGCTGGCCTCGCCTAAGGTTGTTGAGAAGGCTTTGTACAACCATATGCTGAATCTTTCGGAGAGCGTGTCCTGTCCAAGGCAGGATCTCCACTCGATTGAGGACTATGTCTTCAGCATGTTTAAAGAAAGTAACCTGGGAAGGTATAAGATAGTTGAACCACCTAGCTCCAAGAACTCGGTGATAGAGTCTTCCCGCGGGAAGAAGGGAGGGTTTGATGGGTGGATCCTCGACAAGCTCGGGGATCTGTGCTTCACCCTTCCGGGCGAGAGGGTGTGCTCCTCCTGCAGGTACAAGACCCACGGCACTAGGCCGTCGGTCGTTGGACTTGCGCCTGAGGTAGTACTCCCCCTCGCCGGCACATTTTCTTCCCGTTTGCCACTCTATCATCACTTGTCTCGTGAGTACAGTACCGCTATGGACGCGCGTAAATACACCAAGTTCATTCGAGGCGTAGCATGCCTCTATGGGATCAATGAACTTGAAGCGCGGAGCTTGAGCGGCGCCGAGGACCCGATAGTACATCGGGCCACTGCACTCTCGGAGCAAGGGAGCAAGGTGAGGGTGATTACCGTCCCTCCTGCCTGTGTGTTTGCCTCTGGGGATTATGTACGGTCGCTCGTCTTCCCCGTCCTGAGAAAGTTGGACCCACGGCTCCGAGTATTCGATGAGCGCGTGGGCTGGGACGGAAAGATACTTAACGAGGAGCTCGAGACCGTAACCCTTGGGGATGGTGAGGCTTGGCTTTCCGCCGACCTCACTAAGGCGACAGATGGTTTCTCGCATGATGCAGTCAGGGCCGTTATCCGCGGTCTTGTTCGAGCAGGCCTTAATGGAAGGCTTGCAAGAGTTGCCAGTCATTCTCTTGGCGTGGCTGATAACGTGCATTATGTTGAGTACTCTGTCCTTAAGTTCCCTAAGAAGCACAGGAAGGAGATATGTGAGAAGTTTGGGCCATCTGAGAATGGGACCGTGCGTGTGCCGATGTTGAGAGGTATCCTCATGGGGACACCTCTCTCCTTCACGGTCCTTTCGCTTCTCAATGGCTGGGCAGCGACACCTCTTGGTTGTCGTTGTTCCATCTGTGGTGACGATGTCGTCGCAGTTTGCAAACCTCCACAAATCAATGACTATGGCCGTCGTGTGCGGGCCATAGGAAGCGGATTGCACGAGATGAAGACTTTCTACGGGACCAGAGGCTTCACGTTCTGTGAGGTATTTGGCCTTCGCGTAGGTGAAACACGAGCCTACCGGGCCTTTAACCCGTATCATCTCAAACAATTCGCTAGGGACGGTATTGGGGTCATGGAACTTGGCGGGCACGACGCGGTTCAGTGGCGTGCACTTCGCCGCGTTGCCAAGGTACTTTGCAAGGGTGTCCGCGCCAAGGCGCGGCGCCTCCGTAGACCCCCTGAGCTGCCAGTGGCGCTCGGGGGACTTGGTCACCCTAGCAGTAGGGGACCAAGGGATCTCCCAAGGCCCGTTCGGGCTTCCTTGCAACGCATCCTGTCCCAGGATGTGGACCCCACATCTTATACCAGTCGTGTTGATGTGTTCTTCTCCCCAGCTGACCGGAAGCTGTTTGGGAGTCTTCGAGGTAGTATTCAGGACTCGGTCTGGTCGCCCTCCTTTGAGGGTGACCGCGCTCTCGACGGCGCGAAGACCTTTGTCGTTGATGAGGACTACCATTTCGAGGACTACAAGGCTCTTCGTGCGTACGTTTCCAAACGAGCGCACGAGTTGTATTGGAGTCTTGGGGGAACATATAAACCGACTATACCTGCATCTATCAAGCCGGGAGTCTTGCGTCTTCCGGTTCCGGTGGGAAACCTCTATTCGGGCCGGACAATGTCTGAATTGTCCTCCGACTATGCTTCCCTGCTCCGGAACTTTGGGCGCTACCTCCCGAGGCACTTGTTCGACGAAATTCGGAG